CGGTATCACGATAGTAGGTATAGACCAGTTCTCCGTTTGTAGCTCGACTAACTTCCATCTTGTTGGGAAGTAGGGGATAAAGTGCCACTGCCTGCCCACGACCGTTTCTGACCACCTGTGCATAGGCATTGCCCCAAAGCAAAAGATGACTCATCAGTGTTTCTCGAAACACGAATGAAGTCATCTCTGGATTTGGTTCATCATGAAGAAGGTAATACAGCGGGTGGAAAGGAATCTTTTCTTTACCTCCATCAGAACGATATCTATATACATGAAGTGGCAGTCCGGCAATCGCTTCAGCTAATATCCTTACGCAGGCATACACTGCTGTTGCCTGCATTGCAGTACGTTCATTAACCATTTTGCCAGATGACGTACCGCCAAACAGGAAGGAGAACGCACTACCCACACGATTTTGCGGTTTGTCTCTTGAACGAAACAGTCCTTTTATTAGATTCATAGGCATCACCTCCGAATATAAACATTGTGCTAACCATTAAGGTTTAAAAGACAATCAAACCTCGCTCGTCATACACCGAATCTCCACTATTACCTGAGCCACAGCGAATAGCACGATCAAGTGCCATGATAGTTGCTACCGCCCCATCTATTTTTTCTGTACTTTTTTCTTTATCCGGCTTCACGTTGCCAGCCGGATCGGTTTTTATAAAGATGTTGTCCATCATCCAACGAAGCACTGGATGCCCACCGTGTGCTATTCTTTCTTCTAATGTCAATTTCATCAATTCTTTGGTTGGTGGTGACATATCTTTAAAGCCTTGACCGAAAGGAACGACAGTAAAGCCTAATCCTTCAAGGTTCTGAACCATTTGAACAGCTCCCCAACGGTCAAACGCAATTTCTCGAATGTTATACTTTTCGCCCAGTTCTTCAATAAACCGCTCTATGTAGCCGTAATGCACTACATTACCTTCTGTGGTTAGAATATACCCTTGCTTCTCCCAAAGATCGTATTGCACATGGTCTCTTCGGACTCGGAGGTCAATGTTGTCCTCTGGCATCCAAAAATACGGAAGAACAATGTATTTATCTGTTTCATCCTCCGGCGGGAACACCAACACAAAGGCTGTAATGTCTGTTGTAGAAGATAGGTCAAGACCTCCATAACATACCCGCCCTTCAAGACTTTCTGGTATAACTGGAAATGCACAGGCATCCCATTTTGCCATTGGCATCCAACGGACAGACTGTTTAACCCACTGATTCAAGCGCAATTGCCGGAAGCTGTTCTCCTCAGCAGGGTTTTGCTTTGCACTTTCACAAGCAGCTCTCACCTTGTCAATCCCTACCGTAATTCCTAAGCTTGGATTTGCTTTCTTCCACACTTTTGGATCTGTCCAATCATCCTCTTCTTTAGCACCATAGATTACGGGGTAAAAGGTAGGATCGTATTTTCTGCCCTCAATAATATCAACCGCTTTTTGGTGTGTTTCGTAGCAAATACTCTGGGTATCCGTCCCCGCAGTGGTGATAAGAAAATATAGTGGTTGGGTCCTCGCATCCCCAGATCCTTTCGTCATAACGTCAAATAATTTTCGGTTTGGCTGAGTATGAAGTTCATCAAAAACAACACCATGTATATTGAAGCCGTGTTTGGAGTAGGCTTCAGCCGACAATACCTGATAGAAGCTGTTGGTCGGCAGGTACACCAATCGCTTAGTTGAAGCCAGCAACTTTACTCGTTTATTCAGTGCCGGACACATCCGCACCATATCGGCTGCTACTTCAAATACAATTGATGCCTGCTGGCGGTCAGCGGCACAACCGTACACCTCCGCCCGTTCTTCACCATCACCGCAAGTGAGGAGAAGTGCAATTGCTGCGGCAAGCTCGCTTTTTCCCATCTTTTTAGGTATCTCTACATAAGCAGTGTTAAACTGCCGATATCCATCTGGCTTTAAAATTCCGAATAAATCACGGATTATTTGCTCCTGCCAATCGATAAGTTCAAAAGGCTTACCTGCCCATAAACCTTTCGTATGGGAGAGTGCTTCGATAAAAGCCACAGCGTAATCAGCAGCATCCTTATCGTAATATGACCCATCAGCTATAAAGGCGGTCGGCTTATATTTCTTCAGTTTCCGCATAAACACCGCCCCTTTTATGAAAAAGGACAAAAGAAAAGAGCCTCAATCCTATAGATGAAGCTCTTCTCCTTATCCTGTTTTTATTTACTTATTTTCATCCACTTCCCCTGTCAGTATGAAATGAGCATATTCCGCTTTATGGTCTATTAAATAGACTACCAATTCATAAAACCCTCGTTCATTTGCTTCATACTGGACTCGGTTCACCTCAAACATATTTGTGACTCCACTTTCTCGGATGGAAAGGATTTGTTCCTTGATTATCTCATTCATTTATTACCTCCTCCGATTCATGTTTACTCTTCGATTTTCTTGCATAAATCCTCACCAAAGGCCACTCCAAGGGAACCACCGGAATCCCAACTGACGTGAATCGTTCCTATGTCATCAACACTAGTAACCGTACCTTTAGATCCAGGCTGAAGTTTGGTATAAGGGTCGTTCATTTTAAGTAGCATGACACGAGTTCCTGGAGTGTAATAGCTTCTAAGTTGCTTTAACATTTCAGGGTGAATGATATTCATTGTTCACACACCTCCTGCTTGGCCGTTCCGCTTTTGAAAGCGGAGCTACCTGAAAGCTTGGAGAGGAGAATCTTTCGTTCCATCTTATATTCTGGGCCGATAAAACCAAGCCTTAGAAGGAAGCAACGGAAAGCGTATTTTTCATTCTCTACTGATTTCTCGGTGGAGTTGACACGGGTCTGTTTTTTCGCCATTTCGCAAAGTGCCGTGACAAAATGGGTGTATGCCTTAACCTCCTCTGAGGAGCACTCACCTTGAAACCAAGGGAAGGTGACAAATTCATCATTTACAATGATGGGAATGGAATCCGTATCAAGTGCTTTCTTTATAAGAGCCACTTTGCTCTCTACCAATCCTTTTAGGTTTTCGAGTGCCGTGTCGGTAAAATCTGCCCGTGGCATTTGAATTATCAGATTGATAGATTCTTCCGTTTCATTTGCTTCTGCTTTCGGAGGTGGTGCGTCAAATTCTTCTGAAATTGCTTTGAAGTCGTGAAGTCCCAATAGATCATCGACCAGTTCCTTTTTATCTGGTCCGCTTAGAACTCCGTTTTTGTTAACATTGTAGTCTGCCACCTCATATGCAAATGTAGGTGCTCCGAGATATTTTACAGGGGCGTTTAGTTGTTGGCTGATTGCGTTAACCAGTGCTTTTCTTTTTGGTCCCGTAACATTATAGTTAATCTTCATTTTCATACCGCCTTTCTATTTTCGGTACGTACATATATCACTCTAAAAGCTGTTAATATCAAGTCATTTAGAGCATCTTTCTGTAGAAAATACGGTTTGAAAATACGGTTCCATTAATCGGCGGTATTTTGTGTAGATAACACAATGCCAGTCAGCACAAAACAAACGCATGGAAGTGCTACGCCATTACCCCACATTTTATATTCAGCTGCATCGGAATGAGGATTGTTAAGCCATTTTATAATCTTATTTCTTGTTTTTGGCCTTTTGCTTTTACCTATAATTTTGCGGTGAGTTTCCCAAACCTGCGTCCAGAATGAAATTTCATCTTCTTTAGGATTTTCCGTACCAAGATCATCGCACCAATCATCGGGAAAACCTTGCAATCTTGCACATTCCGTTGGCGTAAGCCTTCGAACAATATAGTCCGGCTCAACCAATCCATTTTGATAGCCTGGATTGGTACCATTGATAATCGTATTTGATGTACCGTCCTGTCTGTAGCATTGACTTTCAGCTTTCATCTGAGGATAAAACGAAGCTGGGTGCGCCACTGCTCCAGGACCTTTTGCTGTGAGCGTAGGTTGCTGTTCTTCATCTATAGTCGGTTTAAATAGAGCGTTCTTTCCTTGATTAAAAGCCGCCCGATCAATACCGTAAGAGGGCTGAGTCACTACAGGGGCATCCTTGTAATCTCTCGACAATAGAGTAGGTGCTTTATCTTCTTCGACCTGTGCATAGGCTCCGGTAGTCATGGCATAGGCAACAGCATGGCGATCAGCGGTATTAAGCGTAAAAGAAACATCTTCATCTATACCGCTTCCTTGGGGACCGTTTTTATCCTCTCTTCCAATCATCGAGCCTTGCAGAGCAACCACTGCAATACCACCTTGATTACACCCTGGATTTCCTCCATTGGCATCAATAGTTCGAGAAGTATCCGCTTCATATATACCGCTATGTGGATTGCTTGACTGCATGGAATTGCTTTTATCAGAGCAGATTCCATATGCGGTAGGCACAAAAACGGTTTGATCATTATTGCATCCAAGAGTTGCAGACTTATCATCTTGTATCAATGCACCCTTACCACCGCCTTCACAGCCGGAGCGGATTTTTAACGTTTTAGGAGTGTTCATAATAAGGGGTACATTCCCGCCACCAGTTCCCATCCGAGAAGTCAGCGTCTGTACTTTATTATCCTCCGAGAGTTTCACACGGCTATCAGTTGGATGGTTTTCTATGACTACAGCTGTTTGATTATCTCCCATGTTTGCACGAAGTGATCCACTTAAGTTTTCGTCAGTATGGCCACCAACTCGAGAAGCAGCGCCCGGTTCAAAGGACATGACTGCACCCGGGACAACACCTGCTCTAAGTGTAGGGGAGCGTTCTTCCTCATATCCTACACTTCTGCTCTTGGCACTGTGTTCAGTACAAAATCCGCTTGACTGCATTATGCAAGGCTGATGTCCATGTTCCTCTGCTCGAAGTGTTGCTGTAATATCTTTAGAAACAGACATCACTCTTCCGCCTTGGTCATTTAGGCAAGTTATGCTATCGCCTGTTTTTCCAGTGCAGTTTTTAGCATTGTCGGCAGTTCTTTGCCACGGGCTGCCGCTCGGCGTAAAATCCCTTGGCATGCCTTCGGACTCAAATAGTATTTCTCCGGCACATTTGTCTGCAAAATCTGCGACAAGGTAGATTCTACGACGACGTTGGGGGACTCCGAAATATTGCGCATCGATAGTTCGGTAAGCCACACTCCATCCGTCTCCCATATAGATGTCTGCGTAAGGCCATCGTCCTTTTTCAGGTAAAGGCACCGAGGTGTTCGGCTCTTTGACGCTGATGACCGTTTCGAGGACTGCCTTGAAGTCTTCTCCTTTATTTGATGAGAATGTGCCGGGGACATTTTCCCATACTGCATACCTTGGATATTGTCCATTGGTCTTACACCTCATTTCCTTGATAATTCGGATTGCTTCATAAAAAAGGACGGATTGCTCTCCATCCAGACCAGCTCTTTTACCCGCCACACTCATATCTGTGCAGGGAGAGCCAAAGGTTATAATATCTACAGGCGGAAGCTCCGCACCATTCAATTTGTTGATATCCCCATAATGCTTCATCTGAGGGATGCGTTTGGTCGTAACCCGTACAGGAAACGGCTCAATTTCAGATGCCCATAAAGGCTCAATGCCACAAAGCAAACCACCTAAAGGAAAACCACCACTGCCATCAAAGAGGGAACCAAGTGTCAATTTACTCATCTTCACTCACCTCTGGCAAATCACAATATCTGAATTTCGAACCATCTCTTAAAAGAAACACACCATCAGAGTTTCCAACTTGCTCAATATACCTTTTCACGATGACATCGCAGTACTTTTCATCCAGTTCAATGGTGTAACAAATTCTATCTGTCTGCTCACAGGCAATCAGTGTACTTCCTGAACCTCCAAAGGGATCAAGCACGATACAGTTACTAAGGCTCGAATTCATAATGGGGTATGCCACAAGTGCCACTGGTTTCATGGTTGGGTGGTCGCCGTTTTTCTTCGGTTTCTCAAACTCCCAGATGGTGGTCTGCTTACGGTCTGAATACCAGAGATGCTTGCCTTTCCTTTTCCATCCAAAGAGTACAGGTTCATGTTGCCATTGATAAGGAGAGCGACCGAGAACAAGTGACTGCTTTTTCCATATACAAGTACCAGAAAGATAAAATCCTGCATCGGAGAATGCTCTTCTGAAATTGAGTCCTTCCGTATCAGCATGGAATACATAAATAGAAGCGTCCTTTGCCATCGCTGCTTCGGTGTTTTGAAATGCCGCAAGCAGAAAATCATAGAACGCTTCATTCGCCATATTGTCATTTTTAATTTTTCCGGCAGTGCCTTCATAGTTAACGTTATATGGAGGGTCCGTAACTACCAGATTGGCAGCTTTCCCTTCCATCAAGACATCAAAGGTGTCTTTCTTTGTACTGTCTCCGCAGACTAATCGATGCTGTCCAAGTATCCAAACATCCCCTAAATGCGAAACAGCGGGCTTTTTCAGCTCGCTGTCTACATCAAATTCATCTTCTTTTATATTATCCTTAAGGGAATCTTTAAAAAGATCCTCCAACTCTCCTGGGTCAAATCCTGTAAGAGAAACATCAAAATCAGAAGCATTTAGGTCTGTAATGAGAAGTGCCAATTTATCTTTATCCCAATCGCCACTTATTTTATTTAGTGCAATATTCAGAGCCTTTTCCTTTTGCTCATCCATTTCGACAACTACGCATTCTATTTCATCCATGCCCATACTCAGCAGGACTTTCAAGCGTTGATGCCCTCCGATAACTCTGCCTGTGGTCTTATTCCATATAACGGGTTCTACATATCCAAACTCCTCAAGTGAGCGTTTAAGTTTCTCATATTCCGGATCACCAGGTTTTAAATCCTTCCTTGGGTTATATTCAGCGGGGATGAGTTGTTTCGTTTTAATCTTCTCTATCAACATAATTTTCCACCGCCTTTCTAAATTCACTGTATTTATTTACATCCTCCCAAGGGAAAAGACAACTATTAAAATGACCATAAGCCGCTGTGTCAGAATAAATCACATTTCTAAGACGTAGTTTTTCAATGATGGCCGCAGGTCTTAAGTTGAAAGTCTCCTGAGAAGCAAGAGTTAATATTTCATCAGAAACAGTTCCAGTGCCAAGGGTATTTACAGTAAAGGCTACTGGATTTGCCTTACCAATGGCATAGGAAATACTCACTTCACACTTCTTTGCATAACCACACCAAACAATATGCTTGGCAATATACCGAGCCATGTAAGCACCACTTCGGTCAACTTTAGTTGGGTCTTTACCACAAAGGGCACCTCCTCCGTGAGATGCAAGTCCACCATAGGTGTCGACCATGATTTTTCTTCCAGTCAAACCCGTGTCGGCAGCGGGTCCACCAAGAACAAACTGACCAGATGGATTGACGAGAAGTTCTGTTTCATCATCAAAAGGGAAATCCTCAAAGCATTGCCATAAGACATTGTTAAGAATATCTGCCTTAAGTTCTTCCTGCGTTTTATTCTTATCATGCTGCACAGAAATCACAATCGTCTTTATTCTTACTGGAGTGTCATCTTCATACTCCACTGTTACCTGTGCTTTACCATCAGGAAGAATCCCTTTTATCAGTTTTCCTTTGCGACAATCATCCAGTCTCTTTACGATTCTGTGGGAAAGCACAAGAGGTAGGGGAAGCATTTCTCTTGTTTCCTTTGTAGCATAACCATACATAGTTCCCTGGTCTCCAGCACCTATGGAACCGTACTGTTCATTTATTCCATTTCGTGCTTCTAGTGCTGTATTCACACCAGCCGCAATATCTACACTTTGATTATGTACATATACATAAATCAAAAATTTTAGAGGATTATATCCCACATCTTTCAGTACAGTTTTTACAATGTCTCTAATGTTCACTTTCTCGCTGCAGGAGATCTCGCCCGCCACGATAATTTTTCCTTTAGTCGCCATAACCTCGCAAGCCACCCTTGATGCCTTATCTTTACGTAAGCAAGCTTCCAAAATGCTATCTGCTATGATGTCGCATAGTTTGTCAGGATGTCCAGCACATACACTTTCTGCTGTTAAATATCTTTTACTCATTACATCATATCTCCTCATCTTTATTTTCCTCTGCGGGCAGATAGCAGTCGCTCCATCACATCGTCCTGTGGGTTTAAACCAGAATACTCTGTAGCACAATTCTCTCGAACGATTTGATATATCTCCATCCATAGCCTGTTTGTCTGGCTCATAAAGTTCTGACTCATCGCTACATAAGGACTTTGAATAGCATTGCCGGTTGTTGGGTGCTTGGCTAGAAAACCAAACTCAGTTACTGCTTCCTCACACTGTATCCATCTGGCCGCACTCATGGCATATCGCTCTAGAAGCTGTGGAAGTACCAAATGGGCACAGCCACGTTCCTCAAGCCATTTCCATGTAATTTCATAGATTTCACTCGCTACTAGGGTTTTCCCATCCTTTTGCACTGCGGAGAGTATGGCCATTGGTTTTGGCATTTCCTGCCCCTTAAGGTCAGCAGTATTTTTGAACTCAACGACTTCAAGCTTTCTTTTACCAGGGTTTCCCTCTGCGATTTTGTCAGCAAGTGGTTTTTTCTTTTGACCGGAGCCTATACGGGCGCCGCCACGATTTGTTCCATCTTTGGCCATTCACTCACCTCTTTTCGTCGATGCGCCTATTACCCCGTTTGAAACCGCGTTTTTTCACGCGTTGCCCCACGCCCGTTACACAAAAGAAAAGCTGTGGAGATTTGACTCCCCCTACCGGGTTCCCCAACGGTCTCCATCTCTTGCCGTGATTGCAGAGTGGCAAGGAGTACAAAGAGCCATCAGATTACTTCTATCGTGAGTCCCTCCTCTTGCAAGAGGGAGAATATGATGCACTTCGGTTGCTGGGGTCAGCTTTCCTTGTCGTTTACATTCCTCACAAAGAGGATGAGCTGCAATGTAACGGTCACGTATCCTTTTCCAAGCACGACCATAACGCTTACGGGTTGATGGGTCACGATCATACTTTTCATACCGTGCAGCTTCCTTCTTACTATGCTCTTCACAAAAGCGCTTGTCGGTTAGTTCTGGGCAACCAGGGTAAGAGCACGGTCGCTTAGGTTTCTTTGGCATACTGCACCTCCTTTTGCCCATAGAAAAAGCCCTCGCAGGAGTGGTTCTCCCGTGAAGGCTTCTGTTTATTAATATTCCATACTACCATTATATAACTTTCACTACAGACAAACAGTGTCATCGTATGCCAAACTGTGCCAAAGTGTGCCAACTTTTATTTAGGCACCTTTAAATGCTGCAAGGCTGATGAGTGAAGTCTATGCACAGTTCTCATAGAAACATTAAGGTTGACACAGATTTCTTCCCAGTTAAGAAAGTTAATGTAGCGGTAGCGAAGAAGCAGCTTCTCATCTACGTTTTCCATCTGGTTAATCGCTTCACGAATATCTGACTTAAGCTTTATTAAACGTTCCACCTCTTGTTGTATCTGCTTCTCCAAATCTACTATTCTTATCACATATTTTTCAAAAGGTGGATCAGTACTTTTTGTTTTACTGACTTTTTCCTCAAGAACAGGAGATGAAACACTTCTTGAGAGTTCCCTTAGATTTTGCAACTCCTCTAGATCGGAATTAATCAGCTCATTTAAGCGATATGCTTGTTTCAAGAATTCCTTTGCCGTCATCGCACCACCTCCTCATGTAGCTTTTTAATTAGCATCTCAGGATCGAGGGATGTCAGGGTATTGAAATACCCGGAATGAAAGAAACGCTCAATCTCACGTTTCGTATATCTAGCAGAATCATTGCGAGGGTATTTTGCTAGTCTTTTCAGAGCAAAACGATAATCCTTGACCGCCTGTAGAATAATGGCATTTGCCAGTTTTTCAAATGCATCCATCATACAACACCCCTCGCTTTCCCCAGATTTGCTTTGACAGCATTTATAAGATCGGACTGTGTCTTTTCCTTTTGTTTCAAGGCTCTCATCACATCTTCATCAATCGTGCCTTTAGTAATAATGTGATGGATAACCACCGTTTCATTTTGTCCTTGTCTCCAAAGTCTTGCATTTGTTTGCTGATAGAGTTCTAGACTCCAGGTAAGACCAAACCAAATAAGTGTTGAACCACCACTTTGTAAGTTGAGACCGTGTCCTGCTGATGCAGGATGGATAACCGCCACAGAAATATCACCGTTGTTCCAGTCCTTGATATCCTTGGATGTTTTAATTTCTCTAACATTAAATCTTGCTTTAATACGCTCTAAATCGTGATTATACCAATATGCAATAAGAACAGGTTTGCCGTTTGCACCTTCGATTAAATCTTCAAGAGTATCCAGCTTGCGGTCATGGATAATATGAGAGTTTTTATCATCATCATAGATCGCACCGTTTGCCATTTGCAGGAGTTTGCCTGAAAGGACTGCTGCATTCATGGCATCAATCTCCTCATTGGCAAGCTCAAGAACCATCTCTTCACGAAAGTGATCGTATACTGATTGTTCTTTATCATTTAGATACACAGGTACTTCATTGATCACGCACTCTGGCATTTTCAGAAAATCCACTGATTTCATGGAAATGGTGATATCCGAAATGAGCCGATATATGGCATCTTCAGCACCTGGCAATGGTTTATATGAAAATACGATTTGCTGATTGCGTTTATCTGGAGTAAAGAAGGAATTGCGGTAGTGAGTTATGTATCTGCCGAGTCTTTTACCCATGTCGAGAATACGAAACTCTGCCCACAAATCCATCAACCCGTTACTGGATGGAGTACCTGTAAGACCCACGATCCGTTTTGCCCTAGGTCTGACTTTTAGTAAACTCTTAAATCTTTTTGCTCCATAGGACTTAAAAGATGACAATTCATCAATGACCACCATGTCATAATTAAAAGGAATGCCACTTTTGTTTACCAACCAGTCCACATTTTCTCTATTTATAAGATAGACACTTGCAGGTTTTCTAAGAGCCGCCAATCGCTCCTGTTCTGTGCCGATGGCTACCGAAAACTCCAGTCCTTTTAAATGCTCCCATTTGTTTATCTCAGCTGGCCAAGTATCCCTTGCTACTCGAAGTGGGGCAATGACCAGAACCTTTCCAATTTCAAAACTATCAAGACATAAGTCAAATATAGCCGTTAGAGTAATGACAGTTTTGTCAACCCAAGCCCATATCCAAAAATAATGCAGAAACCGAATGATTTAAAATGTGGTCAATTGCGAATTTCTGATAATTGTGTGGTATGAACTTCATTGGGCATCACCCCCATTCCAAAAGACCCGTTCTCTCATGTGTAACTTTGCGTGTTCTGACTGCGATGGAAGCACCATTAGATTCTCTGGATCATTATTTCTTTTATTACCATCAACATGATGAACCACTTCTTCATCAGTCAGTGCTCTACCCAGTAGCTTTTCTGCAACAACCCGATGTTCATGAACACCAAAATATTTTGCATACGTAACTCCATTACCTGAACCTAACCGAGAATCACGTAGTTTTTGTCGTGTCTGTGGAGTCATTCTAGATGGATTTATTTCTTGATTAAGCTTAGAAAGATGTTCACTCATTTTTGTATAGTCCTTTAATTTCTTGTATCCTTCAGGGTTTCTTGTTTTGTTACTATAATCAGCTAGACATTTGCGGCAACAGAAATTAAAACGCTTTATTTGGGATGGGTAACGTGGTATTTCTATTCCACACCAGTCACAAGGAATTGTTAATTTCACCCAGTATCCCTCCAATCTGCTCAACATCGTCAATGACATAGCAGGTAAAGCCTAATTTTTGTAATTGCTTTATTCTTCTAATCTGTAGTGGTCTAGGTTTCTTTCCGGAAGCCTTTAATTCTACAAAAGCCATCTTCCCATGTGGTAAAAGCACTATGCGGTCTGGCATCCCATCTAAACCTGGGCTAACAAACTTCGCCGCAATGCCTTCCATCTTTTTTACCTCAGCCACCAGTTTCTTTTCGATATATTTTTCAAGCATAAATACCTCCCATATAAAAGGCTCGGAACAAGAAAACAACTTTGACCCATTTTTCCTATACGCGCGCGTATGCGTGTATGCACAGGCTACTATTACTTCTTTTTACTATTTATAAATAAATAGGATACTTCTTGTTCCACTTGTTCCGAACCGTTGATTTTCCTTATCGTTACTAGCTTTAGGGAAAGAACCAGTATGGGAACAAGGTAAGGTACAACTTAGTTTTGTTCCTCGACTCGGGAATAAGCTCGTTGCTTTCCGTAGACAGGAAACGTCACAACACCATTCTTGTTCCCAGTGTACTTGTTCCACTCACTGATCTTTCTCATAATGGCACCGATGGTATAGGAATCTGAAGGCTTTAGCATTGATGCCTCTTTACCGAAACATTCACACCAAATCTCCATATTGCAGACAAGAGTCCTTTTTACTGTTCCAACACGGGTGCCGCCACCAAATTCGCTACCGCCGAGGAAATTTCTACGCTCGTACAAAGACATCGTGTCCCAATCATCCGGCAAGAGCGTATCCAAGTAAGTACGAACCAGTCCTTCTCGTTCATCTGTTTCCATAGCATCTGCCTGTTCACTGGTTGCCATGGTTACATCATCACCTTCAAGGTAGAGTTTTTCGCCCTTCTCATATAATACTAGTGCCTCTGCCCAAATCTGCTGTACTTCTTCTTTAGTCATCTGCCAAGCTTTCTTTCTACTGTTACCACTAATGCGGACTGGCCAAAATCTGCGGTTGCCCGTAATATCACGAAGAAAACCGCTTTCCGCATTGGTAGA